ACTTAATCTCTCTACAAAATCAATAAGTTTTTCCCAAAGAGTTACAGGAAAATCTACGGTCATTGTATCATCGTCTGTTTGCTTTGCATTTCCTTCGGTTGCTAAAGATATTAATAGATATTTAACTTCTTTAGCTTTCGGAGTAAGTTTAATGGGTTTTGGCTCTAATTCGTCACTGGGTTTTACGTTTCCATCAGAGTTCAAAAAAGTTGGATTTTTAGACTCTATAAGGTTAGCTGCTACAGATTGAACTAATTCTCCAGTGGCTTTTATCCCTTTTTCTTCCGCTATAGCTACAGTCTCTAAAAGAACATTTTCTTTCTCCGAGAGTGTTAGTTCATTTTTCCTTACAAGATTGTGTAAAGTCGTCTCCGATACTTTACCTTCGATTGCTTTTAATGTCGGACTAGACATCGAAGAAATCTCTAGAGTCCGATCATATTCTGATTTTTTCCATCCAGTTTTTTCGCAAAACTGTTGGTAGGACTGTTCTTCAGTTAAACCAGCTAATCTATCCTCGTGTAAATGCCGTCTGATCAGTTTCGCTTTGTCGTACACCGATAGTTTTTCGCTATCAGTGCCGTAAGAGAGCATTTGATACTCTAAGTCCCGGACGGTTAGCCCGCCTGACAAAGGCTTAATAATTGCTAGAACGTTAGGAATTATTATTCCTTGAGAGGCTAAAAGCAACCAAGCTAATACCCTTCGATGCCCGTCCATAGGAAACAGTCGATCACCGTCTGCAATCAAGTGTAAAGGTTGATAGATTACGCCCGATGCCAGTATCTTATCGGCTAGTTCTTTAATCAACTCCAAGTCGTAGGTAACGCGGGTATTCCATCCGCTTTCCCCTGCGATAGCCTCGATTAAATCGAGGCTAAAGGTTAAAAGAGTTTCATCAGGCAAGACGTGCATTTTGCCGTCGTCATGAAGCCCTATTCTTGGCCCGATAAAGTCACCGTTAGCTAATCTGAAAGAAATTAGCTGGGGATCGACTACGATTAACTCTCCTCTTGCAGACCCATAAGTTCTGATTTTGTCTCTTGATTTTGCACTCATTTTGTTACTCCTCGGTTGTGATTGGGTTGTAAGTTAGTCCCCAGATGTGAGACGTTCTGTATATTTCTTCATAATCACCCTCTACTACAAAATTAGAAGCTATAGCAATAGCTTTCGTAAACAAGTTAGCATCCTTTTTTAACTGTTTAGGGATAGAAACATCTGTCTTACAAAAAACAAGAAATAACCACACCCAAAATGTTATTTTCTTTGTAATAGATTGATTCCAATCGTAATTACCAAGAACAAGACAATCCATTATATTGCCCTTGATTGCGAATTTATAAAACAGTTCTAAATAGTCTAATTTAGGATTCTGTTTCACTTCTAATAGTAAAGCATCAACGTATTGTTTAGCTTCGGTAGGCAAGCTATTGTATTTTCTCCGAACTAGCATTGCGCGTTGAATGTCCATTGGGTTACTCCTTCTGTAGATTATTTTTAGTTGTTTCTTGCTTTATTCGTATCCCAAACAATGGGAGAATGACATAACCCTCTTTTACAAGGTAACTAGCTATAACAAGAGATTGTAGAAAAAGACAATAGTTTTTCTTGAAAAGATTAGGTATTGCTACACCTGTTAAAATCGAAAAGATAAACTGGAATATAGCAGTTTTAAAACGCCAAAAACATCCTACTTTCCTATTTGAATCAGCGTCAATAAATGCACCGCTTAAAAGAAGACATTCTATATCATTGTCATCTGCTTTGATTACGTTTTCATAAACTCCTTCTAATATTTTCGATGCAAAGGGTTCTTTTGATGTTTCAAGAACTAAGCGATCAACATATTGCTTGGCTTCTGTTGGCAACTCAGCGTAGCTTAAGTTGATTAGCACTCGATAGGTCAGGCTTTTCATTTTTTTACTCCTTAGTTGTATTGTCGGTTATTTCTTTATACCAGCTTTTTTCTGCTAGAAAAATCGACGCTAGTGTTAAAGCTTCTCTGAAAAGATCAAAATCTTTTTTAAGAGGAGAAGGAATAGCAACTCCTGTACATATAGGCATAAGAATAGTTATAACCCAAAATTTAACCCGATTAATAAAAGAGAGATTCCATTTACCATCGAATAAGTACAGATAGACGTATCCTTTTTGTATATCTCCTTCCCACCACCAGATTAATATCTCGTTAGTTATTTGGCTAGTTTGAGATTTTTTTAATAAATCATCAATCCAATTTTTTGAGTCAAGAGATAATTCGAGATATTTATTTTTAATCATAAGCTTATACAGCTCCTCTTTGAGATGCGAGTTGATGTTCACTGTTTTACTCCCCAATTGTGCTAGTTTTTACTTTTAAGACATTTTTAGGTCTTCGTAGCGTTTTCCCCATTCGTTAACAAGAATCGTAATTTCTGGAAGATTAATCGCCTTACCTTTAATCCATATATACGGATTATTTGATTCCGATAAACTTGTTAATGTTTCAAATAGCAAGTTTGTAGATTTCAATTCTACAAATGTTAAATTAATCTTGATTACTTTTTTAGTCTTGCCAGAATCGCAAGTAATCTCAAAATCTGCCTTTAATTGCTGTACTTGATTAATGCCTACACTAAAAACTAGGTTAGCCACCAATCCATGCAAGCAAATATTTTCGACTTGCCCTGTACTTAAAACTTTCCATTGGTTTTTGCTGCTTTCAACTAAGATTTCTTGTATTTGCTGGGAAGTCAGTTCATCCCACCAATCACGACTTAAGAGATTCAGATTCATTTAATACTCCTTAATGCCATTAACTGTTCTGGGTTATATTCCATAAAAAGATGTAAATTAGGAGCCACGATGGATAAAGCTTTAACTTGTCGTTCTAAACTCCAATCTTTCATTAATTCTTCTTGATGTGTCATTGGTTTACTCCTAATGGTTTTTAAGTGAATTACTTTCATCGTCTAACAAAACGCTAGGATCAGCGCTGTGTAAAGAAAAAATGGTTAGCCACGGACACTGATAAAAAAAACGCTTACCGCAAAACCTCGGAGAAAACGGAAAATACTTCCAGTATTTTATTGGCCTTGCTATTAACCGATATTGTTGTCCTAAAAAGATAAAATCTGTCATGTCATCTTCTGGAGATCGGAGCATTTTGATTATTTTGAAAACTGGGAACACAGACATTGATTTACTCCTAATAAGTTGCTGATAACTGACAACTGACAACTGGCAACTAATTAAAAATCTTCACTAAGAAGTTCACCAGGATCAATATTTTCACTGCAAACTTCTATTACTGGCTTTAGCCTTGCGTCTATAGCTTTTTTTAGGAGGTCGGCCAATTCTTTTTCGGAGGTTGCTTGTTGGGCGATTTGCAAAGCTTCTGGTTGAGGTAATCCTTGATTTACAGCCCAAGTAATTCCAGCCTGCTTGCGATCCTCTGACAGTGATTGCGAAGCGTTGAACAATTTTACGTTTCCCGTTGACGCAGGAGTTAGAGTTCTGACAGGTTCTACATTTCCCGTAAATTGTTGAAAGGCTTTTGTTTCAATGACTTCTAGAACTTGAGACGCTCTGCTAGGGTGAACACGGATTGATAAAAGACTAAAAGTCTTTCGTCCCCTTTTTCCGTCTGGTAAGGGATAAGATAGCTCTCTTGACCCGCGTTCTAATAGAAAAGGGATACCAATCAAACTACCAGCCGATGTTTCAATAGCTAGTAGTTGCTCTGTTAGTCCGATAATATCCCACTTTGAATGGGTTTCGACTTCAAAGTATCCTAGTTCACCTAATTTAGGTAAAACAATCTGCAATCGCCCAACTTGCTTGCATTTACACCCTGAATAACTTCCGTCAGGATTTTGTTGTCGTTTGCACGGGATAGGATTAGTGGCAATCATTTTGCCAGCTTGTTGGTAGATATGTTGCTTTTCCTCGTCGCACCGAATCATTAACCCAGAGGTTTTTAAATCTTTATCATTCCACTGTTCCATCCAACAAGGAAATACTTGGTCTGTATAAGGAAAAGGTAACAAGCAATCTAATTGCTTTGGTTCTTTCCCGTAAATAGCGGTAAATTTTTCGTTGATTCCTTGAATATCAGAATCAATGCGAAAATATTCTAAATCATCTCCGCTTATTAGAGTGCCAGGTCTTTTAGGGTTTTCTTTTTTTTCTCCCCCTTTGCGAATTATACCCAGTCTAAGGAACCGGGCTTGTCTTGTTGTCAAAGATTTTATAGGCATTGTTTTTACTCCTAAAAAGGAAGGTTGCTAGGGTCGCTAAATCTATAAGAGGAAGGAAACTCGTCTGTTTCTTTACCAGCAAAATACTTGACCACACTTGGGCAAGTGACATCATGAGCCTCTGTTACTTCCAGAAGTTTTGACATAACTACTCGCTGTGCTTGATTTAAAAGAAATTCATAGCAAGCATCAGCATCTTCGTCGTCTTCTGGTTTCCCATGAATATTTATACTTACATTCACGGACTCAAAGTTACCAAGA